ATTGACCGTCACCCCCTCGCACTTCACTAATCCCGTCGTAAGCTTCTGAAAGTCGAATCCCGACAGCCAGACTTGCGGACGATTGCAATAGCGCTTGAGACTGCGGAATTGGGTTTCGTTGCAGTAGTTCCAGACCGTGTTGACGTCGCGCGCCATGGCCAGCATAGCTTTCGCGTGCTTGTCTTTGATTCGCAGTTTCAACGTCTTGACGACCTCTATAGCGATAGTCATGCATCCCCCTTCAGTGCGGCGAGAGCCTCGTCTACGGTCTCAACGACATGCTTCTCGCCAATCCACATGTCGTGCCATTTCTGCTGTGCCGGTGTCAGCTTTCTGTCTGACTTCGGCTTGGTCGGGTCTTTGATTTCCATCACCATCGTGCGGGTCTTCGTCGCTACCAGAAGATCGGGCACGCCCTGGCCGACTGTGTGCAGGGGCTGGACTACCGCGCCAGCTGCGCGGAGGGCTGCGACTATCTCGGGCTGGTTGCCATCAGCTCTGCGGGCATATTTCATCCTTTCACCCAGTAAGCAGTCCTCACCGCTCTACCCGTTCTCATTTCACTCATTTCCCCGATCCCTTATCCCTTCCGCTCTTCCCACAGCGCCAGTAGCGCTTCCCGTACCATCCGTTCTGCCGCCTCATCCGTCTTTGCCAGATCGGCGAGATACTGCCTTCGCTGTTCCAGGCTAAGCGCGGCGAGTTCTTCGGCGACGTCTTTTGCTTCGGTGTCGGTCATTCCCGCACCTCGTGCTCATCCTCGTCTTCATCCAAGGGGTCTAGACGTACTCGCGTTACCATCGATTGGAATATCTTGCGCATCTGGTTCTCGTATGCCCATTCGTAAAGCGCCGCTTCCGGCCCGATCTCGAAATCGGCCAATCTGTGCGCATTGAGCGTCCGATAGCAAACGTCCATCGATTTGAGCGGGTTGTATCCTTGGAAATAGACGATGTCGACGGCGCGAGTGATGCCCTCGCATGAGTTCATGAAGTAGTCTTCATAGATCGCTTCGCGCTTCTCTTCGTCGTAGTCGTAGTCCTCCGGATATTGTGGAAGGTCGATAGTCCTGTTGGCCTCCGATCCAGTGATGCGGTAGATATGCCAACCGACCGACGCCAGGAATTCATCGCGCTCACGATCCTTTTCCGTGTCGTGCCATTGCTTGCCATCCAACTCGATCCCGACCTTGAGATACGGATTGGCAAAGTCGATGAAATAGTTGAACAGCGGAAATTGCGGGTAGAGCGGCGTGTGGCGCCCGCGAATATCACCCCACGCGCGAACCTCGATCGGCGACGCATCCTTGAGCCAATTCACGAAGTAGGGGTCGATGCGGCCACGGATATGCTCAGCGCTCGCCTCGATGATCTCGGCATATTTCTGCTGGTACACGTAGCGCAGCACGCCCCACTTGTCCGCTATCTTCTCTGCTGCGGCATACAGCTCGTGCATGTCATTCTTGAACATGATTAATCCTCCAGTTTCGAGCGGCGACGCGCCGGACCTGCCGCTTCGGGCCAACGACCCGACCACGAATCGAATCGCGTCTGGTCGCCTTGGTAAAAAAGGGCGATATCTCGGCACGCACCCTGGCGATTCTTCTCGACTTGGAGCCACGCGAAGTTTGCGAAGTCCGATCCGAGATCCGGGTTGTCCTTAATCGGGCGATGCAGGAAACCGATCACGTCCGCATCCTGTTCAATGGAGCCGCAGTCGCGAATGTCCTTCATCTTGAAACGCGTGCCGCCGTCAGCAGCCCGGTTCAATTGGACGAGCTCGATAACGCCGATACTCAATTCCTTCGCGAGCGCTTTCATGCCGCGCGAGATTTCTTCCAGCTGGTAGTTACGCGTCTGCGATTCGTCACGGCCATGCATCAGTTGCAGGTAATCGACGATCAGCAGATCAATGCCGTACTTGCGCTTTGCGGCTCGCGCCTTGTTGCGAACGTCCAGCAGGTTCACACCCCCTTGATCATCCGTCACCAGAGACAATTCATTGATCTTGTGTGCGGTCGCCGTCAGCGAGTCCCAAAAATGCGAATCGCTTTCGCGCGCCTTCAGCACGGAATCAAGCGGCACGTGACCCAGCATGGCGATGAGCCGGTCATTCAGTTCCGTCTGCGTCATTTCGAGCGACAACACGAGCACACCATATTCGTGCGCCACGTTTGCGGCCACCGACAGACCGAGAGCGGTCTTGCCGACTGACGGGCGGGCGCCCAGCACGACGACATTGCCGGGGCGGATGCCGCCGCTCAGAATGTCGTCAAGGTCGGGCAGGCCGGTAGGGATGACGCGCATCTTGCCGTCCATGCGCTCATCCAGCACCGCCATGTGCGTGGCCATATGTTCGCGAACCAGTTTCGGCTCACGCTTGATGCGGGCCTCAGCGAGCGCTTCCAGCTTCGCTGCAGCCGAGTCGATCAGCGAATTGGCTTCCTCACGCGATGCGGCGACTTGCTCCTGAATCTCGGACGCGACGGACAATAGGCCGCGCTTTTGCGCACGGTCGCGAATGCTGGCGGCCCATCTGCCGATGTTCGCGGAACTCGCCGTGTTCTGCACCATCGAGTTGAGATATGCCAAACCGCCAAAATCATCGGCTCTGCCTTTCGACTGCATGCGCTGATACACGGTCAGCACATCGACGCCGATGCCGTTCGCCAGCATGTCTACGATCTCGCCGTAGATCGCGCGATGGTCGCCGCGGAAAAAATGCTCAGTTTTCAGATCGCCGATGCGATCGATCGAGTCGTTGTCCAGCAGCAAGGCCCCGAGCACGAATTGCTCTGCCTCTACCGCTTGCGGAACGCTTCTCGAAATGTCGTTTGCCGTCATGCCGCTTCTCGGTTAGGTCTGTCGTGAAATCTTTGCGCCTGCTTGCCGACCGAAGTCAGTTCGCATTTCCCGTCCGCCGTGAAGAACCAGAGCTTGTAGTAGCCCTTCTCGACGTAGTTCAAAAAATGTCTTCGCCAATCCTTCTGTCTTCGCGATTCCTTCGCGCCACCTGGCAGGTGTTCGCGCTTGAAGACGTTCCAGCAAAGCTGGATAAAGTCCATCGGCAACGTCACGCCGTCCGCGTACTCCAGCAAGGGTCTGTATTCGCTGATCGGCTTCTCGCCCGCGCTTTTGCAGGCTTCAACCCATGTCTTCAACGAAACACCGACCTTGCGTTCCCGCTTGGGCTTTGCATCTGCGTACTCCGCTGGCTGTTCGCCAGGTTCCCGCTTTTGCTCGTTGATCCCAATCGACCCCTCGTCGCCGTCAGGCGATGGGGGGGTAGGGGGGGATTTTTCTTCCTCTTCCTCTCTCTCTCCCTCTGTCTCTCCCTCTGTCTCTCCCTCTGTCTCTGGTGCATCATCTTGATATCCGTCTGATATCAGGCTGATATCACCTTGCTCCAACCACCCGCCAGTAAGCTCTAACAGTATGTTTTCTAAGGCGTTTTCAGTAGTCCTAAGCCGAAACGCCAAATCTTCAAGCTCCGGAAGCCAGCCATCACTCTCGCTGGCAATCAACCACAACATCACGAGCGTTTTGGCTGCTTCCGGGTTGAGTCGGTGCCAAGCCCTGTCATCCAAAATGTCTCTATACAACTTCACCCAAGGAGGTTTTCTATCCTTGAAGTGCTGAAACTTGTTCCAATTCCGAATCCGGTAGCGCAGCACTACTTCCCCCGAATCATCTTCACCAATGACAGGCACAACATGTGGGCCTGCTGCCGTTTTGCTGCTTTACTCTTCAGGTGGTCGATCTGGCGAGCCATCTCAATCTGGCGCTCCTGCTCGGGCGTTTTCATATTCAAAAGATCCCGTTTCACAGTCCGGCCCTCATAGCTGAGTACCACTGGATAAACCCGCCGATCCCGGCAGCCAGAAGAGCGGCCAGCAGGATCGCGGACGTAATGACGATTGCAACCTTCACGCTGCAGCCCTCTGCTTGACCTCTTCCAGAATCGTCAAGCGAGATTGGCGGTTAAGCCACTGCTGGACGCCGAAATTGCCCACAGCACACGCCCACAGATCGAGAGCATCGGCAGGGAGATTTCGCCTGTATGGCTCGTCGTCCTGCGCGAGGTAATCGGACACGTGCTGCGCTTTCCGATCGATTCTTTCTGCCAGAGTGCAGCGGTGCATCTGCTTGATCCTTCGGTATTCCCACGAGACGCGCACCGCATCGCGGTAGCTCTTGCAGGCTTCAATCACTTCATCAGGCAGGAAATCAGGCCGCTTCACCATCCCGCCCACCATCGCCAGTTCGTCGTCCATAAGTGCCTCGTATCGAAAATTTTGCTAACCCATCCGCTAACCACTCGGATGCAACGTAAAATTTTTTCAACTACTTCTAGCCCTATGAACCCCACATGCTCCTGGTTAATCCTGTTATTGATGCACCCCTCGCCGCGAGGGGTGACGGCCTGTTATTGGCTGTTGTGCAGCCTTTGTTGTTTCGGTTTTCTTTCCGACCTCCCGCCCGGATTGTTCTGGGCGTCGTCCGTTGCCTTGATTTGCTCTGCAATGACGTCTTCGAGAAGCTTCTGCAGCTTCATCACAATTTCGTAGGACACGCGCTTGCCACGCCTTCCGGTCAGGATTGCGGAAACGGTAGACTGGTGGACACCGGAACGACGCTCGATTTCTTTCTGCGTCAGACCGCGTGCAACGAGTTCGGAGATGATGGTTTGTG